GTAACAGCTACAAATCCAAGTTACACAATGTCTTGCTTAATTTCATCATGGACACCGGTTAATGGTGCTATTGATGCAGTAGCCCAAGTCAGTGTGTCCCTTCCAGTAACTGCATTAACAAAATCAACAAGCGCGTAATAAGAAAAGGGTGGGACAATGCACAAGATTGAAATTGTTAAAAAAGATGGTAAAAAAGTAACCTACGATCTTACGCCATCCGCAAAGGTGGCATTTGAAGCCGAATTTAAAACCGGCTGGCGTAAGAGATTAGGCGAACTACAAATGGAATCAGATTTGTGGTGGTTTGCCTGGCGTTTAGAAAAAGATGCCGGCAAAACAGAACTTCTTTTTGGTGATGACTACATCAATCAATATTTAGATGTTGATTTGGTTTATGACTCAAAAAATGGATAGACCGCCACGGCCAAATTTTTGAAGTCGCATCTGTGGCGGTTGCAACCGGAATAAGTCCTAAAGATTTATTAGAGGTTGATCCGGCGATTTATTCAGCCATTAAAGCCATCTTGCAAGAAAAACATTACAACAATAAGAAGGCAACAGTTAGGCGGAAGTAATGCTTAATCCTAGATATTCAGGATTGCCTGGCCGCATTAGATCATTGGCGGCAGTGCCATCAATCCATGTTGAAAATCTAGATGAACTAATGGCTAAGATGAAAAAGGTTGATCCTGATTTACAAAAAGAATTTAGGCGTGGATTAAGTCAGGCTGTAAAGCCTGTTGCAAAATTAGCCCAAGATTTTGTACCACATCAACCATTTCCAGGATGGCGTGAAGTAGAACCAAATTACCCACCACAATGGGGTTGGGCTAATGATCAAGTACACCGGGGTAGAACTATTGGTAAAGATAAAAGAAGCCGTTGGAAGTGGTCGCAAACAGAAGTTATACGAGGCATTAGAGTAAGTACGGCTAAAACCAAAGTACAAAGAATTAAAGGCGTTACATTTGGTGTAACTGCAATAGCGGTGATAAATAAATCTGTACCAGGTATAATTTATGAGTTGGCAGGTTTTGGATCATCAAGATCACGCGGTAGAACTAGGCGTATTAGTCGTAACCCAAATGCTAGTGAAGAATTTATTGGCAAATTACAAAGATCACCTAGAGCGCAAGAATACAAAGAAAAAAGATTGATTTATAGGGCATCACAACAATTAGGTGACCAAGTAAATGATAATCTATACGGAGTATTAAAAAAATATCTAGGCAAAGAATTTAGGGGTTAATCATGGCACTAAGTCAATATGTTGCGATTAACTTTTTAACTAAGTTTGATAAAAAAGGATTAGAGCGTGCTACCAAAGAGTTAAAAGGATTTGACAAAGTAGTCGCTACTAGCACATTCAGATTAAAATCTTTTGCCAAAGCCGGCGCAATTGCGGCCGCGGCTGGCATGGCGATTTTTGCAAAAAATTCTATACAAGCGGCTTTAGCCCAGGAAAGATTAGATAAATCAGTTGAACAATCTTTAAGATCAATCAATCAATTAGATCAACTGCCTAGCGTAAATTCTTTTATTAGTGGTATAGAAAAAGCATCAAATATTACTAAAGATAGATTAACCCCGGCAATCAACGGCTTAATTATACAAACTGCCGATTTAACAAAGGCACAAGATTTATTTAATGTTGCAGTAGATACCAGCGTAGGTGCAGGCGTTGATTTAACCCAGGTATCAGATGCGTTAGGTAAAGCAAGCCGGGGCAACTTTAAGGCGTTAGGCGCATTAGGTTTAGGCTTTGATGCGGTAACTGCCAAAGAAATTGGCTTAGCAGAGATTACAGATTACTTAACTTTAAAATTTGGTGGTGCGGCTAAAAGAGCCACTGAAACATTTGGCGGTCAATTAGATGCTTTAAAGATTAGCGCAGGTGCGGCACAAACAAGTTTAGGTGAAGGCTTTATTACTGCAACCGAAATTTTAATTGGTGGTGGCAATGCTTCTGATTATTTTGGTTCAAGATTAGAATCATTAGGTTTGAATGGTGGTTATATTTTAATTGCTTTGGCAGATAAAGCGCAAAAAATTACTAATGCTTTTGATGGTTTAGCCAAAAAAATTGAGGGCAATCGTGTACTTAAATTTTTGTTTAGTGCAGAAAATATACCTGTTATTGGTGGGTGGTTACAAGGGTTTGAAGGTTTAGCAAAAGAAGGTAAAAAGATTGCTGAAAGTACAGGCGATACTTTAGAACAATCCGCCGAACAAAAAGCCATTGCCGAAAAGTTAGCCAAATTACAAGCACGATTAGACAAGATGGCGGCTGAAGCCTTAAACAAACAAAAGAAATTAACTAAAGAAAAATTGGCACAACAGGCTTTGGATAAAAAGAAGGCTGAGTTGGAAGCCATGTTTGATCTTGATCGGATCAACCTACAAGCGGCGTTAAGCCGTAAGTTATCTGCCGAAGATGAGTTGCGTGTAAAGATATTGCAGAAGTTAGCGGATGGTACTAAAAAAGCCGTTGATGAAGCCGAACGCTATGCAGATGTATTAAAGGTTATTGAAGATGGACAAATCACAACTGGTGAAATTGAAATGTTGGCTAAAAAGTGGGGAATTACAACCACAGAAGTTTTAATTTATTTACAAACATTGTTTGCCGCTAATGATGAATTACGCAAGATGTTGGCATTGCTTGATGAAATTAGCAAAAAGAAAATGCCAGTGGGTATGACATTCCAATATCAACAGCAACAATTCCAACAAATAACATCTCCAAGATTTCAAGAATCTGTATTAACAGGAGAAGCACCAAATGTTTTAGGCCAACAAGTTTTTGAAGATTTAAGAAAAGAAGGCTTAAACGCGGCTATGGCTGGATCAAGCGCAAGATATACAGCGCAAGCCGTAGATTATTATCAAAGGCTATTTGACATACCACGCATGGCAGAAGGTGGTGTAGTCAATCAACCGACATTAGCAATGATTGGTGAAGCCGGATCAGAGGCGGTTATACCATTAGACAAAATGGGTGGTATGGGAACTACTGTAAATGTAAATGTGGCAGGATCGGTTATATCGGAAGGCCAATTACAATCTGTAATTCAGGATGCTTTGTATAACCTAAACCGATCAGGTGCAGTAACTCAATTAACTAATTTAGGAAGATAATGCCAGCGGCAATATTTAAGGCTGAAATTGATTTTTCAAGCGGTGCATCATTTGATCCTAGCCTTGTGCTTGATGATCCTGCAACACCTTTAGATTTTGCAGTTTTAGGTGATGTTGCCGCAGATGTAGTTGATATAACACCTTATGTAACTCAATGTTATATACGCCGTGCATTTAATAGATCATCAGATGCTTTTACCGGTGGTACTGCACGCATTATTTTTGTTGATGAAACCGGTGAATTTAATCCAGCCAATACTGGTTCAAGTTTGTATGGCAAAATCAAACCTATGCGTAAAATTCGTTTTACGGCAGAATATTTAGGTGTTACATATAGTTTAGGTTCTATGTATGTACAAGAATGGAATTATCAAAGCCCTACCGGATTTGATCCAGCCTATGTAACTTTAGCGTGTGTAGATGGATTTCAATTATTAAACTTAACTACCATCACATCTGTAAGTGGTGGCACGGCCGGACAAACTACGGCACAAAGAATTTCAAGTTTGTTAAATGCAGGTGATTGGCCAGGGGCTATGCGCGATATATCTACAACCGCAACCACAACAGTACAGGCAGATGGCGGCACTTCAAGATCATTATTAGCCGCTTGCCAGGAAGTTGAAGCCACTGATCTAGGTGCTTTTTATATGGATCAACGCGGCTATGCCACATTTTTATCACGCACTGACATTATTAGCGCATCAGGCGGGACACAAACAGCATTTAGTGATGTGCCAGGATCAGGTGATGTTACTTACCAGGCAACGCAATTTGATATTTCAGATTACCAAATGATCAATAAAGTAACTGTAACGCCAATTGGATTAACAGGTCAAACAGCCAGCGATACGGCCAGTATTGATAATTACTTTCAGCATAGCCGGGTTAGAACTGGCATCATGCAAACAGAGGCAGATGCGCTCAATCAAGCACAAATGATCATTGCAAGTCGTAAAGAGCAAGGTGTAGATGTGCAGTTAAATTCATTAACTGTTGATGCGTTTGGTCAGGATGATCCCAGCCGGGTTGTAGCGGCCTTAAATTTAGATATGTTTGACCCAATAGAGGTAACTCAAACACTGCCTGCCGGGAATGTGGTTACAGATAGCGTGATTGCCGGCCTTACTTATGAAATAACCCCTAAATCTTTTCTTGTAACCTTTACATGTGCTCAGCCGTTTGCATCAGGGTTTGTGCTAAACTCAATTGTAGATGGAAAACTTGATGAAGATTCTCTTGCTTATTAGGAGTGTGTAAATGGCCGCAGGTTTAGGATTTAAAAATTTTGCAACAGGTGAAGTATTAACCGCCGCAGATACAAATGGTTATTTAATGCAAGGTGTGTGGGTGTTTGCAAATGCCACCGCTAGAGATGCGGCCGTTACATCACCACAAGAAGGTAACTTTGCTTATTTAAAAGATACAAATGTTACAACTTATTATACAGGTTCTGCATGGGCTAACTTAGACACAACCGGCATGGTAAATCCTATGACAACCACCGGAGATACAATTTATTCTTCAAGCGGTTCAACACCGGCAAGGCTCGGAATTGGAAGCACAGGTCAAGTTTTAACTGTTGCGGGCGGATTACCAAGTTGGGCAACGCCATCAGGTGCAAGTGCAAATTGGAGTTTATTAAATTCAGGTGGCACTACATTGTCAGGAACTGCGACAACAATTTCAGGTATAAGTTCAAAAGATAAAATTATGGTTATCATTAGAGGTGCAAGTTCAGGAAGCACAAACGCCGAAATTAGAATGAGAATTAACAACAATGCAACCAATGTTTATACTAGCGTTGGACAAAATTTTTATGGTGTCAGCACTTACCAACCCTGGAATTTATTAAGGGCACAAAACTCAGTTCCTGCTTTTATACCAATGGGAACTCAAGGAAATAGCCAAAACTCAGCAGTAAGTGGTTATTGTTTAATTACAGGCGCGGCGACAAGCGGAGTTAAAGTTTATACCGCAGCAAGCATGGCTGACATGCAGAGTGCTGCTCAACCAGTTAACGAAGGTTTTACAATAGGTGGAATTTTTGACTCATCATCAACAGTTACCGAAGTTAACATTGTTTCAAGCGTTGGAAATTTTGATGCTGGCACAGTTTTTGTCTATACAAGCGCATAAGGGGAAAATATGAAAAAAGTTGAAAAAATTTTTGATGCTTCAACAGGTGAAGAAACTATTGTTGAAAGAGATGAAACGCCTGAAGAAAAATTAGAGCGTGAAGAATTAGAAATTTTACATGCAAAAATTCAACAAGAAATTGAATTAAGAGAAAAACAGCGTCAAAAACTTTTGGACAGGCTTGGCATTACTGTTGAAGAATTAAAAATAATTTTAAGTTAATTTAATTTTTTAAATGGCAATTTTGCGTGAACTTACCAGCCCTAATGGGTGGCCGGCTAGTGAGGATCGTGAGGCATTAGGCATTGAAACTTTTACAGTGCCAGGCACAAAGATCAGGTTTGCATGCGCCAAAGCCGTTGCGCCAATCCTGGTAAGTTTTGCTAAAGATTTTCATGAGTTAGTTGAGCCAATAGATCAAGGCCAATTAGATGATTGGGGTTATGCCTTTAGGCAAACCCGGGGATCAGATAGAATTTTAAGTAATCACGCATCCGGTACAGCCATAGATTTAAATGCAATTAAGCATCCTTTGGGCAAGTCAAATACATTTAATAAGGATCAGCGTAATACAATTAACCTACTAATAACTAAATATGGTTTGACCTGGGGCGGTAATTACAAAAGGCGTAAAGATGATATGCACTTTGAAATTGCGTTAAATCAAAATGAGGTTAAACAAAAAATAAAACAGTTAGGATTAAAATGAAATTAGATGTAAAGAAAAAAGAGATTATTAAGTCTTATCTAAGAAGCGTTGCCGCCGCATCTATTACAACTGCATTAGCCTTAATTGCAGATTGGAACGCTGAGTATGCGATTTTGGCAGGTGCTTTAGTTGCACCTTTGGCACGCTATTTTGATCCTAAAGATGACAAGTTTGGCATCAATAGTAAATGACCATGAATGACATCCTTGCATTAGCGGTATCAACTGTAACAATTGTTGGTTCGCTAGTGGCATCAGTGCGTTGGCTGACTAAACACTATCTAAGTGAGTTGAAGCCTGATAATAATGGCCGGCATAACCTAGAAGGCCGGGTATCACGCATTGAAGAAAAAATAGACACGCTATACGAAATCCTTATATCCAGGAAGTAAGTCAGCCTTATCCCCTACCCTATGGCCATGAAGATGTGCGTGGTTGTACCCAGTAGGGGCAGGCCTGAAAATGCGGATCGGCTGGCCAAAGCCTTTATAGATACTAATACAGAAGCCGATCTTTATTTTATTGTAGATAATGATGATCCGCGTTGGGTGGAATATACAAACCATGACCGATACAAAGTTTTACCAGCGGATAATAAAACAGGCGGTTGTGCCGCTTCTCTTAATACCGGTGCGGTTTATCTGTTGGATATTACTAAGTTTCCTTTTTATGATTATTTTGTTTTCATGGGTGATGATCACTTACCTAGAACCGAAGGCTGGGATAAAGCCTTTATGGAAGCGTTAGCACATAACACCGGTATTGTTTATGGTGATGATCTATTGCAAGGTGCTAACTTGCCAACAGCCTTTGGCATGAGCCGGGATTTGGTAAATGAACTACGCGGTATGACATTCCCAGGTTGCATACATTTATTCTTTGATAACTTTGTAAAGCAATTAGGATTAGATTTAAATTATTTAAAGTATTTACCAAATGTAATTATTGAACACCTACACCCAGTGGCAGGCAAGGCTGAGATGGATGAAGGGTATGCCAGGGTTAATCAACCTAAATGGTATGAACAGGATTTACTTATATTGCAAAAATATTTGGCAAGCGCGGAGTATGCAGAGTTAGTGAGAAAATATAGATGAGAATTAGACTAAGAGATGCCCATAGTGTAAAACAATTAGGCAACATTTATTCTAAGCCACATAATCATTTAAATTTTGCCGATCATATTCAAAGAGTAAATAAAAGCATAGAGTTATTAAAGGCTTTTAATTCCTATGAATCTATTGCAGATTTATCAGCCGGTGATGCAACTATCATTAACGCTTTGGAATCTAGTACAAAACACATAGGTGATTTTGCCCCGGGCTATGAATTTACCGGCAACATTGATCAAACTATTGATGAAATACCTGGCGTTGATTTGTTTATTTGTTCTGAAACTTTAGAGCATTTAGATGACCCTGAAACTACATTAAAAAAGATAAGATTAAAAACCAAATATTTGTTTGTTAGTACACCATGCGGTGAAAAAGATAATAACAATATTGAACATTATTGGGGTTGGGATGCTGATGATGTAAAACAAATGCTTATAGATACCGGCTTTGATCCAGTTCAATATTTTTTATTGGAGTTCCCGGGTGGAGTTTATGATTTTCAAATGTGGATTTGTAAATGAACATACTCATTACAGGATCACATGGGTTTGTAGGCCGTGCATTTAGGCGTGCGCTACCTTATGCCAACTTAACCTTAGTTGATTTAAAGCAAGGTGTTGATTGCCGTAAGTTTTTTCAATTAGAGAAAAAACAATATGATCTAGTAATACATCTAGCCGCATTAGTTGGTGGCCGAATGATGATAGAAAATGAACCATTGGCTTTGGCGGTTGATCTTGCTATTGATGCTGAATTTGCTACCTGGGCTATGCGAACTGAACAGCCTTATGTTGTGTACTTCTCATCATCTGCCGCTTATCCAGTTGAGTTACAAACCCTGGCAAAGAAGAAAAAGTTAAAAGAGAAGGATATAAATTTCAACAAAATAGGTAAGCCGGATATGACTTATGGCTGGACAAAACTAACCGGTGAAATGCTTATGAATTACTTGCGTGAAGAAGGTACAAAGGTATTAACCCTTAGACCATTTAGCGGCTATGGCACTGATCAAGATTTAGATTACCCTTTCCCATCAATCATTCAGCGTGCAATACTTAATGCCAATCCATTTAACATTTGGGGTAAGGCAACTACTACCCGGGATTTTATTCACATTGATGATGTGGTGGATGCAACAATTGAGATGGTTAAAAATGATTGTAATCAAACAGTTAATCTATGTACTGGCAGGCCTACCACCTTTTTAGAGTTAGCAAAAATAGCAATGAGCACCCTGGGATATGAAAAGACATCTGCCGGTAGATTTAAGGTATTGACCGATAAGCCGGCAGGTGTGGCCTATCGGGTAGGTGATCCAACAATGATGAGCGATTACTACACGCCAAAAATAAGTCTTGAAGAAGGCGTTGAGCGTGCTATTCGCGGATTAGTATGATCTAAAATTAGACATACCATGACCCCAAAAAAACCTCGCAAAGTTACAAAGCGCAAACGCCGTACACCGCGCAAGGCTGATGCGTTAAACAAATTAGAAAATCATTACATCACATTAAATGAAATGTACAGAGCGGCTTTAGCGGCCGGATTTAATACTGAGGTTGCATTTTGGTTAATAACAGAACCGGGTGCATCAATCCCTGATTGGATCAATCCAGCACATAAACCAAATGAGATCATTCCCCGAATTGATCCAACAGAAGATGAGGATGATGATTAAACGCGATAAAACATTTAATGCAAGGTACTTAGTGGTTTCAGACTTGCAAGTACCATTTGAATTTACAGAAGCCGTAATCAATTTAAAAAAACTGGTTAATGCTTTTAAGTTTGATCTAGTACTTAACACTGGTGATGAAATGGATTTTAATACCATCAGTAGATTTAGTGAAGGCCGGGCAGAATCCTTTATGCAAACACTTGATGCAGATCGGGCAACCTGCCAGGATATTTTGTACGATTTAAAAACAGATGTAGTTAGTAGATCAAATCATTCAGATAGGTTATACAAAGCCGTAGCCCGAATACCTGGGTTAATGGAGTTGCCTGAATTGCAGTATGCAAAATTTATGGGCTTTGATGATCTAGGCATCCATTACGCTAAACAGCCTTACCCGATCCCTGGTACTAACTTTGTGCTTTGTCATGGGGATGAAGGCACAATCTCTAGGGCAGGCGGCGGTACGGCGTTGAACATAGCAAAAAGGTGGGGTCGCGGAGTAGTGTCGGGGCATACTCATAGGATGGGCTACCAATGCCACTCAGAAGCCTTTAACGGCCGTTTAGAGCGTGTTTTAGTGGGTATTGAATGTGGTCATACTTGCGACATGAAAAAAATGGCTTATTTGGGCATTAGAGGCTATGCAAACTGGCAAGCCGCGGCAGTGATCATACATATAAAGCGGGGCAATGTAAGCGTGGAGATGATTCCATTTAACGCTGATGGATCATTTACGGCTATGGGTAAGGCCTTTGGGTGAGGTAGATCACACGACACACCACCCTGGCCTATTGCATTTGTCGGTGGGCTAGTGTTTAATTGCATTTACAAACGCAATTGACCGGAAGGGGTTAATTATGAAAAGTACAACAGAACTAAAAAAAGTAAAAATTGCACTTGATGAAAATCAATTATGCACTTTAATTACTATGGCTCGCAATGGCCAAAGTGTTACAACTGATGGACATACAAAAAGCGACAAAATAGAAATTATGTATATCCTTAATGATGCTTTGGATCATTTATTATGAAACACACATTAACAATTAAAGGTGGTCGCAGACACTATTACGATTCAGGATCATGTTCTTGTGGTCAATGGAGTCAATTTTTAAACAGAGTTAATCGCAGGGGTGACATCAAGGGTCACAAA